ATGTTTCTCTTGTTCAACAATTAATTAAATCTGTAAGTCGTAAAGGTTATGACAAATATAGATGTAAAGACGCACCAATTAATGCGGTCTGTCAATCAAGATTATGTCGAACAAAACGATTCGGTGTAGGTTATGATGAAGAACAAATGCCGATGCTAGGTAATTTAACGAAGTACACGTCTAGTCCACCTCAATGGTTTTTAGATGTGAGTGAAGCGCGGATCGAATTAAAAACAGAACAACTTTATATTTCACCTTTGTTTGCACTAGCATGTTTAGATCAAGCTAACTTAGTAATACCAGTACCAAAACCTAAAGACTGGAAGGAATTATTTTTAAAACCTTTAATGAATAATTTACAGGAGATTGAACCATTAGAGTCTTTAGATCCTCTTAATGAATTAACTTCCTTATTACAGGACTGGACTACTAATCGACAAAATGCACGAACTCTGGATGATATCTTTAATAAACTTCCATACACAGATGATAAAAGAGAATTTACTTATTTTAGAATGGAAGATTTTTATAATTTCTGCAAACGAAATCATTGGGAAATAGATAAAGTTAAAACCGGAAATTTATTAAAAAGATTAGAAGATATTTTTGTAGAAGAAGAAAGAATCAGAGTCAAAAATCAACAACCAAGACTCATTAAAATAAAAGCAATGAAAAAAATTGATGCTAGTATTTCTAAAGTTAAATATCAGGAAGATGATTTTTAATGAAAACTATTATCTTAGGTCCACCCGGTACTGGGAAAACTACAACTTTATTAAACTTAGTTGATGAATTTATTAAACAGGGAATAAGACCCAAACAAATTGGATATTTTTCTTTCACTAGAAAAGCGGCTAACGAAGCTGCAACGAGAGCCGCGGATAAATTTGGCTTAGATATAGAAAATGATTTAGAAAATTTTAGAACTCTGCATTCTTTTGCATTTAGAAAATTAGGAATCACTAAAGAAAAGATGATGGGACCTGATGATTATAGAGAGTTTGGAATCAAATGTGGTATTCCCATTAAGACTACTTCATTTTCTAATGACGATGGAACTTTTAATTCGGACAATGAATATTTAACAATTATAAATACAGCTCGAGTTAAACGCATGGATTTATTAGAATACTATGATTCTAGACAAAACATATTAGACATCGAAAGAAACACTTTATATTTATTAGCAGAAGAATTAAAAAAATTTAAAAAAGAAAAAGGATTAAAAGATTTTACAGATCTTTTAGAAGATTTTATTCTCAAAGAAATTCACCCAAGCTTTGAAGTTTTATTTATAGATGAAGCGCAAGACTTATCTTTACTTCAATGGGATATGGTTCGTTGTATTTGGGCTAATGCAAAAAAAACTTATATCGCGGGCGATGATGACCAAGCTATTTTTAAATGGGCCGGTGCCGATGTTGATCACTTCATAGCTTTGAAAGAAGAAGTAGATGATATTAAAATATTAGATCAATCTTATAGAATACCTGGAGGACCTATACATGAACTCTCTCAAAAAATAATAAATAAAGTACAGAACAGATTTGAAAAAAAATATAAACCTAGACCTGAAGAAGGAATTCTAAAAAGATATTCAGACATAACTCAAGTAGATATGTCAGAAGGTAAATGGTTAATTTTATCTTCAGCTAATTATTTTTTAGATGATGCCAAAGACTTATGCGAAATTCAAGGATGGTATTATCAATATCGAGGTATCAATTCCGTATCCTTAAAACTTTTATTGGCTTTAAGTAATTGGGAAGCGTGGCGAAAAGGAGCTCATTTAAATCATTTAGAAATAAAAAATATTTATGAGTATGTAGGATCCAACGTAGTTCCGGGTTTTAAAAAAGGAAAAACTTTTCATGCTGAAGAAAAATATACATTAAAACAATGTCAAGAAAAACATGGACTCACAACAAATAAAGTATGGTTTGAGGCTTTTGAAGGACTGGATACTTTAACAGAAAATTATATAAGAAATATGAGAGCGAATGGAGAAAAAATAAATAAAAATCCAAGAATTATAATGTCAACTATACATGGGGCAAAAGGGGGTGAAGCAGATAAAGTTTTATTAATGCAGGATCTAACCAACGCAGCTTTAGAAACTTTTAGTCATGATCCCGATGAATTACATAGATTATTTTATACTGGAGCAACAAGGGCTAAAAAAGAATTGCATGTATTAGATCCTAAAAATTTTGATAGAGCTTATATATTATGAAAAAATTATATCAAAAATTAAAAAAGAAAGGTGTAATAAGTGACAAAGTAACTTTGGGAGAATTACACGCTTACGCTAAACAAATCGGAGGATCTCATTATCAAAAATATAAAATTCAGCCAAGTAAATTTGTGATTGAGAACGAGTTGCTTTATCCGGAAGGATGCGTTATAAAATATATAATTCGTCATCGCGATAAAGGAAAAAAACAAGATTTGCTTAAAGCAATTCACTTTATTGAGATGATAATTGAAAGGGATTATAAGTGAGAACGATTCAACAACCTTTATTCACTCCAGAAACTGAGTGGGTAATGCCTGAAGAACTAAAAAATTTAAAAGGTGTCAAAGAAATTGCAGTAGACTTAGAAACAAACGACCCAGATTTAAAAGAACTTGGATCGGGAAATGTTATTGGCAATGGACATATTGCTGGTATTTCTTTAGCGATTGAAGGCTGGGCTGGTTATTATCCTATTCAACACGAACAAGGTGGTAACATGGATAAAGCTTTAGTCATCAGTTGGTTAAAAAATTTATTTAAACAAGAATACACAACCTTTATTTTTCATAATGCAATGTATGATGTGTGTTGGTTACGGGCTGCGGGTATAAAAATTAAAGGTAAAATTGTAGATACCATGATTGCCGCAAGTTTAATTGATGAAAATAGATTATCTTATCAATTAAATGTTTTAGCAAAACATTATGTGGGAATAGGTAAAGATGAAAAAGTTCTTTATAACGCTGCAAAAGAATATGGACTAGATCCTAAAAAAGAGTTATGGAGATTACCGGCAATGTTTGTCGGACAATAGGCCGAGCGTGATGCAGAGGCAACTTTAAAACTTTGGCAAAGACTTCACAGAGAATTACATGATCAAGAATTAATAGATATTTTTAGATTAGAAACACAATTATTTCCGTGTTTGGTTGAAATGAGATTTAAAGGTGTAAGAGTAGATCTAGAAAAAGCTCACAAAATTAAAAAGAATTTAATGGCGAGAGAACAAAAAATTCTCAATAAAATCAAAGACTTAACTGGTCTTCATGTAGAAATTATGGCAGCACGCTCAATCGCAAAAGCGTTTGATAAATTAAAATTACCTTACGACCGAACTGCAAAATCAAAAGAACCTAGTTTTACAAAAAACTTTTTACAAAATCATCCCCATGAATTAGCTCAATCTATTGCTGATGCACGTGAAATAAATAAAGCTCATTCAACTTTTATAGATTCAATTACTAAACATGCACACAAAGGTAGAATACACGCCGACATAAATCAAATTCGTTCTGATCAAGGGGGTACAGTAACAGGAAGATTCTCAATGAGTAATCCAAACTTACAACAGATTCCTGCGCGTCATCCGGAGTTAGGTCCTCTAATTAGATCTATATTTATTCCCGAAGAAAATTGTAAATGGGGATCATTTGACTACTCACAACAGGAACCCCGAATTTTGGTACATTACGCAAAACTACAGAATTTGCCTGGAGTTCATGAAATTGCAGACGCATACAAGGCCGGAGACGCCGATTTCCATAAGGTCGTGGCTGATATGGCAGGCATAAAACGAAAGCAAGCCAAGACGATTAATTTAGGTCTAATGTATGGAATGGGTAAAAATAAATTAATGGCTGAACTAGGATTGATGAAAGAGTCGGCGGAAAAATTAATTAGACAATATCATGCACGAGCACCTTTTGTAAAACAACTGATGGATAATGTTTCTCGCAAAGCTAATGACCGAGGAAAAATTAGAACTTTATTAGGAAGAGCATGTCATTTTGATTTATGGCAACCTGTTCAATTTGGAGTCTTTAAACCCTTACCTCTTGAACAAGCAAGAAAAAATTATGATGAACCTTTAAAACGTGCATTTACCTACAAAGCTTTAAATAAATTAATACAAGGATCCGCTGCAGATATGACCAAAAAAAGCATGGTAGCTTTATATAAAAATGGTATAATACCTCACATTCAGATTCACGACGAAGTAGACATTTCTGTAGAATCTGATAAGAAAGCGGAACAAATAGTCCAAATTATGGAAGAAGCTGTTGTATTACAGGTTCCAAATAAGGTAGACTACGAATCAGGTGAGAATTGGGGAGATATTAAATAGGAGGAAACTACTATGGAAAATATTATAAACCAAGCTAAACACCTATGGACCACTCGTAAAAAATGGGTCATTGGTGGCGCAATTATTATTGTAATTGCAATCATAGCAATATAATCTAAATAAAAATAAAAAGCGTAAAAGGTGACACCACGGGTGTCACTATAAACAATGAGTAAATGTAAAAATTGTAATTGTATCTGTCATTGTGGAATAAAAGAACACAGTGATATGTACGGAGTTTGTTCCTGCACAGCATGCGCGTGTAGCGAAGAAACTATTGTAGACAGTACAAATGAATGTGAATGGTGTCAATAATGGATAAAGTAAATGAACTACAGAACGTTGAGGCTTCGACGATTACGTCTTCGGAGATTGGCAGCGGATCGTCTTTATCAAAGAAGACAAAAATATTTTACAGTAACATTATTGATAACT